CATTTTTTCTGTAATAGTCCCCAGCTTGTAGCTTGCTACCTCCTAATACTATCCGCCGTTTCATATCTTTCCCGTTTTGAATTAATTACCCTTAGCGATTACCACATAAATACCATGTATGCGCCTTACCGAGATAGATGCAATCTTACCTGCTGCGATCGTTATGTTTGTATCGTCACATTGCCAACCCGATGCGTTCGGAAGCGGCTGTGTGATGTTTGACGACGAACTATTCTTGATATCAATCATACATTCCCATCCCTCGTTAGGAGTAGACGCAAACGATAAGGCGCTGGCGGCCGACAACGTTACCTTGATCGAGTAGTTTGCGATCGAGAGGTCGGTAAGTGTCGTTACAGTCGTCACATCTTTAAGTCTCAAAGCATTATTCAGTTGCGTCAACATGGACGGCGTCATCAATCCATTAGCGGAAGATGTGACAGCCGAATAAGTTGTATTAGTGTCCTGTCCAGGAATGCCCAACGCTGTTATGTCTTCTTTAGTTACAGCAGTGACGGCAGATATATGTCCGGTCGCATCAACCGTTACTTTATACAGGCCACTATTTTTCGCTGTATAGGACGGATGAATATATTTATTTGCTCCATCCGCAATACCGTCAATTTTGCCCTTATCCTCTTTTGACATCAATCCATCAGCAGAGGTTGTTACCTTACTATAAGTAGTGTTTGTGTCTTGGGCAGGAATGCCTAATGCCGTGATGTCGGATTTAGTTACTGCTACTACATCTGTTACGTGCCCCTGATTGTTAACAGTGATCTTGTATATGCCGGATGCGTGTGCAATAAATGCCGGGTGTGTGTAATTTTGCGGCTTAAGATTAGGCGTTGTGACCTCTCCGGACGCAGACGTAAACTTCAACACATATTCAGTTGCCGTATTAGTCACTACCGTAACATTTGCACCGATACCATTCGAACCATCCGTACCACGCAGATTCGGCGTGTCAAACGATCCTGCCGCTGTGGTGATTGTCAAGATATAGGTAGTCGCGTTGTTTGTCTTAACCACTACTGCGATGTCCTGCATGACAACCGGGAGTTCCGCAAACGTATGTACACCATCGGCCAGCTTCATATTGAACTTGCCGGATTCCAGGCGTTCGAACAACCAGACCGATGCCGGATATTTCGTCGTATTCGTAGCCCATTCAGCCGTTGTAAGCTCAATTTGCTGATAGATAAATGCTCCTTTATTACTCATTGTATATAGCCCTCCTTGATTATTATTACTGAATCATTATAATAGTTTGCCCCTTGCAGGTAAATATTGCCGGGAAGTGCCGTCCCGCTACCGGTTTCCTGCCATGATGCAACACCGCCAGCAAGATCATAGAGCTTGTAAAAGACATACTCACCGTCTTCCAGTACGCGGACCTCGTCGCCTATCCGGAAATTAACTGTCGTACCGGCAGCATTGACATAAGACAGCGTGTCTGCGCCAGGAGCAGACGCCAGCGTCGGGATCTCCGGCTTGTTCTTTATATAATTCGGATCAGACGGATCGGCCACGTTCCAGTCAGACTGAAATCCCTTAGCGATCTTTTCCGCGTTCTCTGCCGCTGCATTGGCACGGTCAGTGGCGGTATTGGCATTACCTGTTGCCGTAACCGCGTTATCTTTTGCGGTGTCAGCCGCTGTAGCCGCAGCACTGGCTAAGCCAGCCTTTTCAGTTGCAAGATCGGCAGCGGAAGTAGCTTTCCCTGTTGCATCATCCGCATTCTTCTTTGCGGCATTAGCGGCACTTGCCGCATCGTTAGCTGCTTTTGTAGCATTCTCTGCATTGGTAATGGCCGTACTGGTTTTACCAGCAGCAGTATCGGCATTTCCTGCAGCTGCATCGGCTAACCCTGCCTTTTCATTTGCAAGTATAGCAGCGGCATTGGCTTTGCCGGTTGCTTCCTCTGCCTTAAGTATCGCCTGTACAGTCTCTTGCTCTCGCTGCTCTTCTTGCGTTTGACGGGTAGTCTCGTTTTCTTGCCTGGCTACTTCTGCCGTCTTCCGGAGTTGTTCTTCAATAATCCGTTCACCTTCCTTTTTCTGACGTTCCGCTTCGGCGGCAGCGCGGGCCTTTTCTGCGATGTCACGTTTACCCTCTTCCGCTATGCGCACCTGCTCCGCGTTATCCCGGTCTACTTCTTCAGCAGCACGAAGAGTCTCGGCTTCATCGCGTAACTTTTCAGCGTTATCACGATTTATTTCTGATTGATTACGCAGAGTCTCTGCGGCAACACGCTTTTTCTCTTCTTCGATACGTTTTCCTTCCTCGGTGGAACGCAATTGTTCTGTTTGATTTCGAGTATCTTCTGCGGTTACACGCTTGGTCTCTTCTTCAACACGAGACTTTTCAGTATTCTGACGGATGACTTCAGCAGCTTGCCGATCTGTTTCCTTTGTATTACGTGTACTTTCAGCAGTGTCACGAAGCTCTTCGGCCGCTTCTCGAAGAGCTTCAGCCTCTTTGCGTTTCAGTTCATCGTTATGACGGCCCTGTTCGGCTGCCTGCCACTGCGTATAACTGGTTTCGCGGATTTCTTCATTCCCGGAAACAGTCGCTTCAAGCTGGCGCATATTGGTTAGTTCTGTACTCACTTCTTCAGTGATTTGAACCATCTTTTCACCAGCATCCTGTGCTGCCTTATTTGCGGTACCGACGGCCGTATTAGCATCTCCTGTCGCTTTGACAACATCATCGTATGCTTTCTGTATAGCTTCCAGGCTGACCCTTACGCTTGTTTTGATACCGTCAACAAACCGATAGCCCAATGTCCAAAGCCCTTTAAAAGAGCTCGATGGAGCCAAATCGCTTATTTTTATTTTTTTATCTTCTCCTGTCATTTCATATCGATTAAAAATTCGCCATCTTCAGTTATGATATATTCTCCGGCTTCCGATGCCAGGAAGTATTCTGTTTCACGAATACGGAATACGGTAAATACAAGTGTCAAACTAAACTCGACAATTACCGGACCGCGTAAGCCTAATAGTTGGAAACCGGATGCCTTTTTGTAATAGCAAGGATATGTCCCGCCCGTAAAAGCAACATGTAGTTGCCGTTCCTCCGGTTGAATTAGAGCAGCAAAAAAGGAATCGTAACATTGCCAGAACGCTGACATTGAAACAGCTTTTAAATGGCATTTAAACGTAACTTCTTTACTCCCAAAAACAAGATGATCTGCATCGTATATCTGCCCATCGGAAGTACGAACTTTCCGGTTCAGATTTTGTTTAGCAGCCGGAGCTTTCAACAGTTCGCTACGCGCAACATCGACAACTACACCATAATCGGCAAAAGAGACACCATCCAGCTTATATCCACTATCGTGTATTATTAATCCCGGATCAGGCAAGGCTATAGCCAAAGGACGAACTGGGACATCCTGTATGAACTTGATCGAAAAGGATGTTGCTGAAGCAAATACTTTGTTAGCAGGTTGCGCAGACAGACGAATTTGCCATTCTCGCCCAAGTGACGGAACCCGGAGTATGTGATATCCGGGTTCACTGACGAAGGCAATAAAATCAGTTGCTCCCTCATGAGTATCGGATAGGAATGAAACTGTTATTTCCTTTTCCTGCAATCTCGGTTCAGACAGGTCTACTTCGATCCCGTCCTCTTCCGGCCAGTCGTTTTTGTCCGGATCGGCCAGGGCCGGGAAAGTCAACAGGTCCTTATACCCGCCTTTTGTCACCCACACCCCGAATCGGGATTGGGTACTGATTCCGTCTATGTAGCAATTATCAATCATCAATATTTCCTTATTAATATTCCTTGATTTAGCATATCAAGCGTATTATCTCTAATTCTCCGGATATCTTTTTCGATATTCTCCAGCCGGTCCGTATTAGCCGCGATCCGGTTCATGACCGTCAGTCCTTCGACCAGCAATGCGTTGATATTTGTTACGCCTGTGCTCGTTTTATCTGCATAAATCATTAGCGCATTCCCAATGCCAATTATCTCGCTCGCGCTTTCTTGTGTCATAGAAGCACCTAACCCTTTGGCCGCAGCCTGGCGACCGGCTTCCGTACCGGTGATACTAAGCCCTGTTATCTTTTCAGCGTCCTCCAGTTGTTTGGCCGCGTCCTCTATGATCTTGTCGTATTGCGCCTTCAGCTCGGCAATATTGGCTTCCGTCAGCCCGTTTCCACTCGCTTCCGCAAAGGATTCATACCATTTGCGGAGCGGCTCTTCCAAGGCTTTCATTTTGACACCTTGGAGGACGGCGTTATTTAGCATCTCTTGAAAATCATCGGCAAAATCTTTAGCGGACCGCTTTCCCTGTGCTAATCCTTGAATAACACTGTCAGCAATACTATCTTTAGTCGTTCCGGTAAATGCTTCCCGCATCGCTTCATCCTGATCAGCCAACATCTGGTTGATATCGGCGCCCTCTTCTTTCAAGGCACGAAGCTGTTCAAACAGTTTAGCGACCTTTTCATCCAGCTTACCCTCGGTGTACAGCTTTTCAATATCTTCGTAGCTTTTACCGGCAAGGCTGGAATAGATGTCCCAGGTTTTAGCTTTACGAAACCAAGTCCCATGCTTATAGCCTTTGCCGCTGATATATTCCTCACCCTGTATTTCTGCCATCAAACGGCATATTCTTCTGCCGATTCCCGTTGTTGCTTGGTCAGTTCAGATGTGATGCGCTTGTTGTAAGCAAGCGTACTTTCGCCGATCTCCTGCTGTGTACGCTGGCGTTCGCGAAGCAAAAGTTGATATTCCCGTTCACCCTCAATCGCCGTATCATAATACTTCTGTACCTCTTCACGGGCCTGGCGGTTCATTTCCTTAACCTTTTTACCCATTGAGAAGATAGAGCCGATACTGGAGACTACGGAGGCGATCCCGCCCAGGATATCCCCGTTAGCTATCTTGGCGGCCCCGGTTGCGAAACCACCCAGAGCAGAAGTCAGGGCAACAACCTGTTCAGCCGCATACCCGGCTTCGTCACCGAAAACATCACTGATACCACCGGCAATCGTGTTCAGGTCGCCGTTTATTTTCTGAACAGCCGTATCGATGCCGGACAATGCACTTGCGATATCATCCTTACTACCTTCTTTAATGCCTTTCAGTAGCTTCTTCCAGTCTTCGCCGATCGACTTAAAAGGCGAACGGGTTTTAATTGCTTTCTCCAGGCGATCGATTGCGTCCTGGTACTCTTTTACGTTCTTCGGGTCCCAAGCCGATATATTGACTTCCTTCGCTTGTTTGAGTAATCCTTCCAGCGAGGGCAAAGCCATTTTATCAAGATCGCCAAACATCTTGGACCACATATCCGTATCTTTCAATTCATTGAAGGACAATTCCGACAATGCTTTCTTCTTACCCTTGTTGGCTTCATCGATAGCGGCATTTATGGCATCTTTATTCGTTTCCGTGCGCTGGCTGGTCAGATAGGCTATATCATCGTTGTATTTTTTTTCTATCTCCAGGCGTCTGGCTGCATAATCCTGGTATTGTTTTATGTGTTTTCCAACAAATCAGCTTCTGCTTTTTCACGGGTTTTGTCAGCTACTAAAGTAGCATCAGACAGTTCTTTCCCTTGTGCTGCCGGGAGCTGGGAAACGGTTGTCGTTTTCGGTTTAAAGACAAGCCCTTTCTTTTTCCAATTAGGATTCGCGTTTTCCCACTGATCTTGCTCTATTTTTTGTTGGGCGAGGATGTATTCCTGACCTTTCTTTTCAATTTCGTTGATCTTTCTATCATAATCTAAAGCAATTTGAGCCAACTCCTTATCGGTACCATCTTTCATTAAAGAAATCTTCTGCTGTTGGAGTTCAAGTTCAGCGTCTTTTTCCATTTGCGCCAAAGCGTCCTGCTGGCGTTGTATTTCTAATTCACGCATAGCGGTTTCAGCTTTGATTACATTCGCAGCTTCACCAGCAGAATCTTTTGATATCTGCTTATCGATTGTATTGCTTTGCCGGAGCATCATGCGCCGGGCCGAATAACGTTGTGACTCGATACGTTTTATCTCTGCTTGCGCTTCTTTTTCAGCGCGAAGGTCGGCTTTATTGGAATCAGATAAGGAATTTTGTATTTTAACGATTTCATGTTTTTCTTTGGCTATTTCGGATTCTTTGTCATAAAGTTCATCAGTCAGTTTCAAAGCCTCTTTCAAAGCCTTTGAACGCTCTTTTTCAGGAATGCTCATATCGTAGGCCTTGTCCCGTAATTCGTTGATACGTGCTTCCATTTCGCTACGTTCGACAAGCAAATCATTCTCCTTATCAAACAACTTATTTCGACGTTCCTGCAAGGCGATGGATTGCCTTGTTTTTTCCTTGACGTCATCGGCCCAAGCCACGGCCTTTTTGCCGGCATCTTCAATTCCGGTTGCAAATTGTAGCTGCGCATTAGCCAGGTCTGCAAATCCTTCTTTTACATCCCCATGCAGTATTTTCCACACCCCTTCACCGGCTTTACCAACTGCCTTAAAACGGTTTATAACCTGTCCTTCGATGAAATCGACCAAATCGGAGAGGGCTTCTTTCGGGCTTGTAAACGCCTTATATAACCATTCACCAACCCTGTCAACAACATCCAGCAGGCTGTTCAAGACCTGCCCGAACGCGGCAGAGGCAACGGCCAAAGCGTCCTCACCTTCTTTTGTCCGATGGAACCAGGAAGAGACTGCAGCCAGTCCGGCAGCAAGGGCAGCAAGGACCATTCCAAGTGGCGTAGCGATAAAGGCAAGGGCTGCCTTTGTCATCTTCCCGATCGCCTGTGCGGTTTGTCCAACCGGACCGGGTACTGATTGTACGGCTTCACCGAAACTTTGCGTGCTGGATGTCGCTTTCTGATAAGAACTGTCCAGTTCGGATAATTCCTGCTTTAATTCCTTAATCTTAGCCAGCATCTCTTTCCCGGCCGCCGATTCGCGTTCTGCGGCAGACAACTTCCGATATGCTTCCTCGATTTTGGCGAGTGACTGTTGTTTGGATTCGATGGACGTTGCCGACTGGCGTTCCTGTTCTATGCTATCCTGTAGAACTTTTATGTTTTCCTGTATTCCATTGCGAAGATCAGCTTCCTGGATCGCTAATTTAGCCTTGGCCTCTGCATACTGCTGGGTTGTAACAGTTCCTCTTTCCAGCCCTTCATCCAGGGCCTTTTGTGTCGCATCTAACTGACGAAGAGAATTGATATCTTCCTGAATGGAGACTGCCAGTTGCTGGTTGCCTTTACTCATGGAAGCAAAAGCCTCATTACTGTCCGCGATCAGTCGCTGGTATGTACTGGTCGACTCATTTCGAAGTCCCTGAATACCAAGCTTCACCTTGTCAACTTCTTCCGGCAGGTTACCGCGAAATTCGAATGTTACATATATCGGTTCGTTATCCATGATTATTTTAGTCCTAAAAATTCCAATTCTTCATCTGCAGTCATCAGTCTCGTTTCCTCTTTTTTCTTCCGCATCCGTCCCTGGTCGGCCACCATTGCAAGGACAACACACCAAGGTATTTTATTCATCACTTCGTTGAAAGTGAATGCTCCGGAAGAAATCAGCGCATAAATACGTCCGAAAGGGCTATGGGGCGGATCATATTCCTCCTTTAACTCCCTTTCTCTTTCGTCTGGCTCATCGTCGGTGCCATCATATTCAGGGTTGACACCGACGTGATAATATTCATAAAAGCCTCAGGCGAGCTTAGCAATACGAGGATTTGTGTCAGCTCCGCCATTGTCTTCATGTCCATATAGCACCGGAGATACCAGGCAAGCGGGCGATTCAACAACCGTGAGGCCAAAGTACCCCGGAGCATACCGTAGGCGATGATGCGAGAAACGGCGACGGTACTGTTTCCGATACATGCCAGTGTTGTCCCCATGTCACCGGCCCGAAGTTCCTTCAGATCGAGGTCCAGACGGGTAAACAATCGTGCCATCCTGGCGAGGGTCTGCCCGGTAGGGAACGGGACGGGATACTTGATCGTCTTTTTACCCAGCACCCGGAATATCCAAGGTGCTGGGATATTGACTAACAACCGTGAGTCCGTAAGGGCATCGGCCGCGTGTGCTTCCACTTTGTTCATCACGCGCCGACTTTAGGTTCGCCAAGTTTGTAGATACTGTACGGGGCATCACTTGCGCCAATAGGTGCCAATATTTTTGCAGTGATCTCAATCTGTGCAATATCGTTGCTGGTCAAGTTCCACTGGAAACGGGCAGTCACAAGCGCACGCGGGATGTCGATTACGTTGTCGTTGCGTGTGATGATCCTGACGCTCTTTTCAATCTGCACCATATCGGAAGGGGCCTTGTATCTTTTTACCGAATATTTTTTCCCATCAACGGTCACGTCTTCAGCTTCACCTTCAGTTCCTCCGAATACGGCGATCAAGGCTTCATTGTCAAATTCTGCCAGATTCAATTTAACCTGTTTGATGCCGGGATCAGATGAGATCGATTCCATAGGAACCGCCGGTTCCTCTTCACAATAAATGTCTTGTACCGTGTCTGCTTCTGTCGTAAACGAGGCCGACCCCTTATAGGTACGTCCCAACTGAACCAGTTCTTCCGGCATTCCGCCGGCTTCCGGTACATCCCCGAAAAGGGCCTTCTTTAATCCAGTCGGACGTTCTTTTTTTGGTAATGCCATTTCTTATATGTTTTAATGATGATTATTACTATGATTATGATTATAATACCGGTTAAGCCGTGTTTAAGACGGTCCCAAAGAGAGTGTGTGACCGGTTCTTTGACAGTCTCTTGCTTCGACAGCTGATCCCGGATATGTACCTGACTTTCCTCTTCTGTATAGTTCAATTCCGGGACATTTTCTGTTTCTGCCATTACATGTAGGCTATCTTCTTTGAAACTGGCAGTTACACGTGTCTTACCGGATTTAGTTGTATATACAGCCCCTTTGGGTAAGTTACGGAGGCCGTCCATCGGGATTGTCAATTCGGCTATCGATGTCGGGATTGTCGCGAGGGTAACGCTGACCTTTCTGTTCCAATCGAGACTGTCTCGTAGGGACATGGAAGTATTTTCTTTTGTAGTCCTGCACGACAGGGCGAGCAGGGCAAACAACATAATGCTTGCATTCTTCCATGCGTGTGATAACAGCCAAGAATCTGGATACTTTTTCTTCCAAAAGGATAATTTTCTCATTTTGCTGTAATAATGTTTCATTGTTCGACTCGGCAATCTTTTGATATACGGCAACAGTATCGTGGGTTAGCTGCGCTTTCTTATACTTGCGCATCTGAACAAACATGATGATTCCCCAAATCCCGAAACCATTGTTTATCAGTTCCCGTAATATGTCAAAAAGTTGCTCCATCGTTATAAGTGATTAAGAAAAATACAAATCCGCTTCCGCCTTCCTGCGCCGGATCAACCCTGCTAAGACAGTCCCGTTCGATTTGTTCCAACGCGAAAATTCGTAGCGGATGTTCAGGTTCTGCGAATTAGCCTTCACGCATTTCAATAGCGTTGATTTTAAGAAATTTCCGCTACCGATATTGAACGTGAACGACACCAACGCATCGAACTGGTTCTGATTGACGCCGGGACATTCCCGGTTCACAGTGTCTTCAAACTTGCGCAAGTCTTCTGCCAGCAACTGCTCCGCTTTCTGTCCGTCAATTCGGTCACCACGCCGGACACCAGCGGTATGACCATAACCGATCGTCCAGATGCCGGCGGGGCAGCGGTAAGCCTCCAGGCGGAGGCTCTCGAATGACTTGATCAGGTTAATACCTGTCTGGCTCGTTCTCATGATCAGACAGCCTTAAACCAGTTTTTGCCATCGTAACCCAGGACCACGGTTTTACCCCCTTCGATCTCTACCGTTCCGATCGTGATCTTTTTATCCGTCGCCTTGTTGGTGATCGTCAGGCGGGCACCCAGGATAACGCCATCTCCGGTAATGGAGAAAGCAGCATCAGCTGCAGGCGTATTTTCCAATTTGGCAACAGGTTTTTCCATTGTCACAGTTGTTCCGGCCAATGTGGCTGTAACAGCCTCGCGACCGTCCAGCATAATCACGTCTTCGCCCCATGCGATATTCGTGTCGGCCTTCATCAGCATCTTGAAGAAGTACTTTTCGCCTGCGTTAGTCAGTTTGTCGATCTGGATCACATCCATGTCATCCACAAGGTTCACGCCTGCCCAAAGGTTCGTATCGTAATCCATGCCGCAGATAGTGGCAACGATCATGCCTTCCGGCCAGTTGGACATCGGAACAATACGGATACCCTTGTAGCGTTCCACATTCATGTCTGTATAGTTGGCACCCTTGTTAGGCTGCTGAGTCAGTTCTTCATCGTACTTATCGAAGTCGGTAATGCTCATCAAAATGCGCAGTCCAGGGTTGGAACGCATCACGGTAGGAATCTTATCCTTGACGGCCTTCAACTTTTTGATCATAGTCGTTTCGGCTGTAGTCACCGTTACGACATCCTTGTCAGAGAGCATACGGGTTACGATGCCGTTAAACAGATGGTCGTCGTCATCGCCGAACACTCCGTTTACGAAGTGGAAGCCGAGTTCGAACTTGACAGACTTCGCCAATTCACGCAGCAAAGCATTCTGTCCTTCTGCCGGAAGTTCTGCAAACACCAGGTTGCCCTTTGGTTGCCACTTGCGCCAAATGTTCTCGAATGTACGCGGATTGAAGGTGGTAAAGGCCATGAAGTCGACCGGTATCAGTTCGCGTTCGTCATAAGTAAAGTTACCTTTGCCGTCCGCGTCAACCGGCATTTCTTTACGCTTCTGCAACATCTTACCCGTACGCAGGCGGGGAATAGAATACTTTTTCGCTACTTCCGGCACGATATGGATCAAGCCTTTTTCGACCAGTTCGTTTCCGGTAGCGGCACGGGTAAGCAGCATTTCCAGTACTTCACCCGCATAATTGGTTCCTTGAATTACAATCATCTCTTATTACTTTTTTAAGTTGGTTTCAATTTCTTTCATTCGTTTGTCCCAGGGAGATTCACCTTCTGCCGGAGGCGTATAGAGGTCATCCAAAGCCCGGCGGGCAGGTCTCAGGCTTTCAAGGCTGCTTCGCCATTTTCAGGATCAGACTTTAACAGGTTCAGATACACTTCGCGCTGCGGCTCTTTGATGCGTCCGTCCTTGACGGCTGCGTCTACCAAGGCAGTACGGACAGCAGTAGCGGCAGCCTCTTCCTTGTCTTTGTACGCTTGCAGCTGGTTTTTCAACTCCGTGTTCTCAGTTGTCAATCCGGGCACTTTCCCGGCTTCCGTTTCCAGATGTCCGACATGGCGGAGCACCTCTTCGTCATTCGCCAGGTTGGTAAACGACGGCCGTTTTCTTAATTCGTCCAATAACATATTCTTTGGGTTTAATCTGTTTTGATAGATGTCGAAGACTTGCTGCGGGGTACTGTCTGCGGGAACCGGGTCAGTGTCATAAATACTGTCCACTAATCCCATCGCCAACGCTTCGTCCGCCGTAAACCAGTGTTCACTGCCATCAAAAAACAGTTGTTTGATTTCGTCTTTTGTCTTTTTGCAACGGTTTGCATAGATATCGGCAAGTGTCTCTTCCAGAGATTCAATTTCGTTAATACATTGCCTGATTTCGTCTTTGTTCCCGTAACATCCGCCGGATACGCTGTGCACCATCAAACGTGCATAGCGGCTCATGTGTACCGGCTTGCCACACGATGCAATTACACTCGCGATGCTGGCGGCAATCCCGTCTATATAGATGTTTACATCTGCCTTGCTAACCCGGAGGGCATTAAAGATCGCGATGCCGGAATAGACCTCGCCACCCATGCTGTTGACACGTATGTCTACCTTTTGATAGGCAGACTCTATCTCCATCAATTCACGGACAATGTCACCACTGCGGATGTCATCGTCGTAACTACCGATATTTCCGTACAGAAGTACGCACGCCGTACCGTCTTTTCCGGCTATCATATTGAAAAACTGCTTTGCCATTTTCGCGCTTGTTTTGATGCAAAAGTGAGAGGAAAAAAGCCGCCATGCAAATCGTAATTACATGATAAAACTTTGTATATCAATAATAAGAGTATAATCTTTTATCCTAAAACCCCGATTTGCCTGCCCCCGTTTTTACCGCCAATTTTGTCTTAAAAAGATCGCGATTATGGCAGATATAACGAATGCACAAAAGAAAGAAATAGCCGGTATTCTCTACCTGCAAGGGAACCTGACACAACAGGAAATAGCGGAAAAGGTGGGCGTTAGTCGTCGAACGGTAGGAACATGGGTCACCTCCGGGAAGTGGGAAGAGATGAAAGCCGGGTTCACGATGACCCGCGAGCAGCAAATCATGAACCTACAACGCCAAATAGCAGAGATCAACAATATCATCTCTGATCGGCCTGCGGGAGAACGGTTTGCCACGCCTGCCGAGGCGGCTACCATTGCCAAGTTGTCTGCCGCTATCGACAAGTTGGAAAAGGATGCCGGGCTGAAAGATCTGATCAGCTCCGCGACCCGTTTTCTGGTATGGCTTCGTGCCTTGGATGTGAATAAGGCCAAGGAATTTGGCGCATTGTGGGACCAGTTTATCCGTAGCACATTATGACAACAGAAGAAAGAGAAGCACTGCGCCGGTGGAGCTCGTTTTACGAAGACCTGATGGCCGACGTACCGATGGAGCACAAGAACCGCGGTGAACTGGAGAAACATAAAACCTGTCTGGAGGTACATCCGATTGAATGGATCAAATACTTTTTTCCGGAATATGCAAAAAGCGAATTTGCGCCATTTCAAGTAAAGGCAATCCTTCGCTGTATCAAACAGGACGAATGGTATGAGGTCCTTTCCTGGGCTCGAAGCCTGGCAAAAAGTACAATCGTGATGTTCATCGTCCTTTATCTGGTTTTAACCGGACGGAAACACAATGTAATAATGGTAAGTGCTACCCAGGGGGCGGCTGTCCGCCTGCTTGATCCCTATAAAAAGGAATTAGAGAGCAACCCCCGTATCCGTGCCTATTACGGTGAACAGCTCGGCGGCAATAAATGGACGGAGGACGAATTTATAACGGGCAAAGACGCTTCTTTCCGTGCCATAGGCTACGGGAACGCACCACGTGGATCACGTAACAAATCTTTTCGTCCAGACGTGCTGCTGGTGGACGACTTCGATACCGATGACGCCTGCCGGAACCCGGATCGCGTCAACGACATGTGGAACTTCTGGGAGAAGGCTGTTTACGGAACCCGCGATCCTGCGGTACCGATGCTGGTTATCTTTTGCGGTAATATCATCGCAAAAGACTGTTGTGTGGTTCGGGCTGGAGCCATCGCCAACCATTGGGATGTTGTCAATATCCGGGATAAAGATGGTTACAGCACATGGCCCCAAAAAAACACAGAAGAGGACATCGACAATACACTGAGTAAGATCAGCGCCTCTGCTCAGCAAACCGAATACTACAACAACCCCGTCAGCGAAGGCGAAGTGTTCAAGGAGTTGCATTGGGGCAAAATCCCGCCTTTCAGCAAATTCAAGTTCGTTGTCGCATACGGTGATCCGGCTCCGGGTGAAAACAAATCGAAGAAAAGTTCCACAAAGGCCGTTTGGCTGGTGGGGGAACTGGATGGCACGTATTACGTTTTCAAAGGCTTCCTGAACCGTGGCCTGAACGCTGAGTTTATCGACTGGTATTTCCTCCTGAACGACTACGTGAAAGGGAAGACAACCGTCTACAACTATATAGAGAACAACTCCCTTCAGGACCCATTCTTCCGGCAAGTGTTCCGTCCGCTCCTGGCTGATAAATGCCGGGAACATGATGCCCGCGTTTCCATCTTCCCGGACGAAGAAAAGAAGACAGACAAGGCGACCCGTATCGAGGCGAACCTGGAACCGATCAACCGGGAAGGAAAACTGATCTTTAACATTGCCGAGAAGGACAATCCAGACATGCAGCGTCTTGCCGACCAATTCCTGCTGTTTACTCTCTCGCTCAAATTCCCCGCCGACGGTCCCGACTGTATCGAAGGGGCAAAACGTATCATTGATAATAAAATGCGGCGGATGGCGCCACCGGTCATGGTCCCGGTCAAAGCTTTTCGCTTTAAAAACAAGTATAGATTATGACACACTTTATTGATCCGTCAGACTATGACGCAACTGTGCATAAGGAAATAATCGACGCGCTGACCCGTGGCGACGACGCGATCCTCGACATCTGCGAAGATCGGGCTATCGAGGAGATGAAATCCTACCTGTCTGCCCGTTACGACGCGGAAGCCATATTCAATGCCCGCGGAAGCGAACGGCATCCGCTTGTCCTGATGATGTGTCTCGACATTGCGACCTATCATATCTACAGCGCCGGCAATCCGCAAAAAATGCAGAATGGCATCCGTAAGGACCGGTATGAACGGGCGGTCGATTGGTTGAAAGGCGTACAACGCGGAAATATCAGTATCAACGGCATCCCGCTATTAGAGGAAAAAGAGCGGTCCAAAGAGTTCCTGTACCGGAGTAACCCGAAACGTACCAACCACTTTTGACTGCGATTTAAACAATATATAAAACGATTTTAAATTCAGATGAAATGAGCCGAAAAAGCAAGAAACAAATTACATCCGGAGGCCTCTTCAACCAACCCCAAGGAGGAAATACGATATTACTGACACAGGCCACCCGCTGGAACCGGGATATCAGCCATTATATGCGGGCCGTAAACGAGGCAGAACGGATAGACTTTCCGAACCGTGTCAAGCTATATGATCTATACGACACGGCATTGCTGGATACACATTTGTCAAGTGTATTGGAAAAGCGTAAGTCTGCGGTATTGGCTTCCCAAATCGAGTTTACCCGAAACGGGAAACCGGACGAACGGATCGGCGAAATGCTTTCATCCCCCTGGTTTCTCGATTTCCTTAACGACCTGCTGGACACTATTTGGTGGGGTTGCAGTCTTTTCCAGTTCAAACCGGATAAGGACGGTTGGTTAACTTACGATCTGGTACCCCGTAAGCACGTGGAACCTGTGCGCCGGCTGATCATGCGGATGCAAACCGATATACACGGCACATCCTGGGATGAGTACAGTGATATGTTGTTTGTCGGCAAACCGCGTAATATAGGCGAGTTGATCAAGGATATCCCTTGGGTTCTGTACAAGCGGGGCGACGTGGCAGACTGGTCGCAGTTTGCCGAACTCTTCGGGCAACCAATCCGCGAATATACCTATAATGTGGGGGACGACGAAGCCCGTTACAACCTGGTCAACGACATCTTTGGAGGCGGGGCTACTGCCGTGTTCCTGCATCCGGAAGGCAGCAATCTTACGCTACATGAAGCATCCAATAAGACAGGGTCCAGCGATCTGTATAAAGGCTTGGCCTCGTTCTGCAATTCGGAGATAAGCAAACACGTGCTTGGTAATACCCTAACGACCGAAGCTGGAGAAAAAGGCACACAGGCATTGGGGACGGTGCAAAAGAAATCAGAAGACCGCTTGCTGGAAAAAGACAAACTTTTTATCTTGAATGTCCTGAATTACCAGATGACCGACCTGTTTGAGTCGTTCGGCATAAAAGTTCGCGGTGGAAAATTTGCGTTCGTTTCGCCCAAAAATACTGATCCGGCAGGACGCATTGATATCATTGTCAAACTTAACAGCCTGGGGCTGCCAATAGACCATGATCAGTTGTATGAAGAATTTGGACTCAACAAACCGAAAGACTATGACCTGCAGATGGCTGAAAAGAAGAAACCCGACATAGACCCTGTGCCGGTCGATGATCCACCGGCTTTGCCGGATGGAAAGAATCCGATCGGGCCAGGAAAGAAGAAAGACAAACCGTCGTTTGCCAACCTGTTGACCCGTTTTTTCGGGGAAGCCCCCGAAGGGAACCAGGGGGCTTTAGACTGGTAACGAACCGGCTGTATTACGAACGCGACGAACCTGTCTTCCGGAACGCCGTAGAGGAGGGCTTCTCTTTTAGCAACGAAGTTTTGCAGGAAACGATCCGCCGCATCTATCAGAAAGAGTTTGACACAGCAACAGGAATAGAGATCGGAGCCTGGAAGGAGTTTTGGAATTGCTTTAATCAAGCAACCGATCAAGGGTTTGGGGTTCGATCCTATAATGATAAGGATTATGGATTCTATCAGGAACTCCGCTATAACAATGCCGTCTTTGCCGCCTTTCGAACACACCGCTTTCAGAACGATATAGCCCGGCAACTAATCGATGCTGACGGTGAGTTGAAATCCTTTGATCAGTTCGCACATGACGTACATACCCTGGTCGCCCCGACACATCTGAAAAGTTGGCTACAGACGGAATACAGTACAGCTGTCATACGTGCACATCGCGCGGCAGACTGGCAGCGTTTTGAACAAGATAAAGATATATTGCCTAATCTTGAATGGATACGTAGTACCAGTATTAATCCGGGGAAAGATCATAAATTATTCTGGGGAACTATACGTCCGATAAATGACCCGTTTTGGAATGAACATTATCCGGGAGACCGCTGGAATTGTAAGTGTGGATTAGAGGCAACAGACAAACCTGTAACAGAAAAAAGTGACATCCCCAAAGGTACGCCTGAAGATCAACCGTGTCCGGGACTGGATAATAATCCCGGAAAGGACGCTTGTCTCTTTAATGAAACACATCCATATATTCAAAATGCTTACAAAGGAGCAAAAGAGGCGGTTCGTCAGTTCATTGACGAACAACTGTCCAAACCTGAAATCATGCGATACAAAGTTGCAAAAACGTATAAGAATGGCGGAGAACTGCTAATTCATCAGGGTGTAGATAAAAAGAAACCGGATTACAAAGATATTTATACGATAGGGAATCTTTTTGCAAAGGAGGGTCAGGAAGTAAAAATAACACCTCCGGTCCATTTTAAGTCGGAAGCCTATAAAGAAATATATGGTTCCCTGATCGGGACAAAGTATGATCGGAAATGTCCGGACTTGCAGGTTGGGGACAAGTTCTATGAATATGAGGGGTTTGTCAAACCGTTCAAGAAAGAGAAGATCGGTCGCATGATCGGGCATGGCGCAAAGCAATCGCCTAATATAATCATCAATAACACAAAAGGCTGTTCTGACCGGTATATCCGAAGAAATATCGAAGGAAGGATACGGGATAAGAAATTTGATTATCCGATAGAGGAAGTTTGGATTTATGAGAAAGGAAAGATACGATTGTTCTATAAAAAACAGTAGGGAGCAATGCTCCCCCTGCAGGCGAACGTGCCGTAGCACATCTAAGAAGCCTTTCAGCTTCCTGATGCAAATATAAACAAAATCCGCGTGATATGCGCGAACCGCGTCTAAAAATTACGAATATGGCAACTTTTAACACATTGATTAATAATCTCGAACGAAAGAAGAAAGAACTGGAGCGACTTCGGAATGAAGTTCTACCCGTAAAAGTCGGAAATGCAGCTGTCAGGCATTTTAAAAAGAACTTCCGCGAAGGCGGCTGGAATGATAACGGTTTGACAAAATGGAAAACAACCCGCCGCCAGGAATCCGGAGGTTCAAGTGCAGCAAGCCAGTTTGGACCTTTATTAAGCAGTCAAAATCATTTGATGGATAGCATTATTGCAACGCCAGGCCCAGGAAAGGTTATTATATCCAATAATGTAAAATATGCTCCATATCACAACAATGGGGCTGATATCACCGTGACTCCTCGTATGAAGGGATTTGCCTGGCGAAAGTTTTTTGAGGCTGCAAAGATAAAGAAGGGTGACACCTCCGATATAAGAAAACAAAAGGAAGCAAGTATGAAAGCGGAAGATCGCATGTGGAAGGGGTTAGCCCTGACAAAAAAGAACCGACTCCATATTCCACAGCGCCAGTTCATGGGAAAACCCAAAGAACTGACTGACAAAGTACAGGAAATTGTAGAAACAGAATTAAATAAAATCCTAAATTCATAAGCAAAATGGAACATCTATTCAACATCATCCAGACGGCCATTGCCGAAGGTATGCCAGGCCTGACTTTGGTAGACGAAGATTACGGACAACTTCAAACTAATGAAGAAACCTATCCCGTCACCTTCCCATGTGTCCTGATCGGCGTGCAAGGGATCGATTGGCAAACGATCACAGATGACTATCAGCGTGGAACCGCTACTATTGTGACTAAGCTGTGTATCGACTGTTATGACGATACGCATTACACCAGCGGAACCGCCGACAAGGTTTCTGAACGAATCGGGCAATTCAAACAGCTACACGACATCGTCCGCCTCCTGGAGTCGGACAACGCTACACCGCTTGAACGGACATCTTCCCGCTGGTATTCCCTACCGGGAGCGATCAAGGTGTACGAAAGTACTTATGAGTGTATGATCGATGAAGAGCCGGCCTAAATGGTTACTCGCCGGGGAACAGAGTGAGCTGCCTGGCCGTAATGCGCGGCATCTTTACTTTAGGAACCGGCTTGACCGCAATATCCGTCAGTTTATCACAATTTTTTCGGATGATGGCCATAATACGGGCTTCGGACAGGAAGAACTCTTCTTGGGACAGAATTGCCAATGCATCATCAAAACGACGACGCTGTATTTCTGTCCAATAGTAATAGCGACGGATCAGTTTTTCATCCCGTAGTGAGATAAGATTTTTACTTCTTCCTTTTGGCATAGATAACCGTAATCTTTTGTACATACAAAAATAGTATATATATTCTATATTGATGTATAAATATACATGTTTTATACAGAAAAGCCCGGAAAATAAAACCGGGCTTCAAATTCTAATGGAAAAACATATTACCAGCCAACACTGCTGCATTCTCTTCTTTCGTTAGACCGATATAGTGCATAAATGCCGCTTCCGTTTTATGACCTGTAATTTTCATAATACGCAAAGCAGGAATCCCAGCCAAAAACATATTTGTTGCAGCACTTCGACGTCCGGAATGAGAACCTATGCGTGTCCATTTCTCAACCATTAAAGAAACGCGTTCCAATCCGATTGTCCGTTCATATGGGACCGACTGATTAATACCTGCCTTCCGGCATACATTTTTAATAACCTTATTAAATTGTTGAATACAGGGACACTTCGGTAGGTTATAATTGTATTTACGAAGAATCTCACGCACAAACTTCGATTGTGGGATAATAACGAGTGTTCCGGTTTTCTGTGTCTTAATCTGAATAACGTTGTCAATAAAATTTTTTTCTGTCAACCGTGAGAAATCAGAGAAACGCAGGGCCGTCATACAGGCTACAACAAATAAATCACGTACAACGATCTCCGATTTTGTCAGCTTATCAAAGACATAGAGGCGTGTGATCTCATCACGATCAAGGGTCACAACATCATGTTCGTCCTCTTTTACGCTGATATCCGAGTATGTATAATCAATATCATGTCCGCTATAGGATGCCATTTTTATCAATGTCTTGATTCTTACTAAATGATTACAGACCGTTGAACTCATCAGCTTAGCTGTAGCTTGTAAGTAGTAAACGAAATTATCCATCATTTCCATTCCGAGTTGATAAGTAAAAGGAGAGAGATTGTTCAATTTACAAAACTTGATGAAATGCCGAAGCGCATCCCGATAGGCTTTTTTAGCCTTTTCTGTTTTGTGACATTTAGAGAGGTATTCTGTCGCAAAATCGCAGAAAAGAATACCTTTGGAATTCTGGTTAACAGACAACCGATTTGTGTAGGACGGATATCGGTTTGTTGCAAGGTTAAAAATTTGTGCACTCATAGTTGTAATTGTTTTAAGATTAAGTCCTACCTTTGTAGAACACAGGTTAAATACTACTTATACGGCGTTCAAATACCGTGTGAGAGTTTACAGAAGCCGTCCGGGTTGCAGCCAGGCGGCTTCGCTGTTCTTTCAAATGGTTCACTATTTTCGTGATATGAATCAAAAAGTGCCTGAACTTAGAAACCGCCCAGGCACAAAAAAGGCGGTATATATTGAATTTACCGCCTTTTAGTTGAATATATTATCTATTTCGTCTTCTTTTTACATCATATTCCCTCAATACTCTATATATAGTCTGAGAAGACTTAACACCCGTCAATCTACATATAGCATCTATGGGTTTCCCTTCTTCATAGAAAGATATAATTGCATTTTCAACATCTTTTACAACTCTTTTCTTGTCGCGGAAAGGAATATTATTTCTTCTAAGCACAGCCATTACTGTGGCTTGGGAGACATTATAATCATTAGCGATTATCCTGATTTTTTCATTTTGCAGATAATCTTTACAAATATCCTGCTCAGTTTCTTTTTGTATCATATCATAGGATTAGCTCATGATTGGGAACTCTTACCTTCAAGTTGTTTATTGTTTAACTCTTCTTCTCTCACAAGTTTAATCTTAAGATAATCCAGCATCGCCTCTAACTTTTCCTGCCCCATCGCTCTTTTTCCATTCAAAAATAACGACATCGAGCTTTTTGTTACTCCGATGTATTCCGCAAGATCTTTTGACTTAATCTTGCGGAAATCCATAGCATCTTTTATCGATTCGCGTATCATTCTATTGTTTCCTCATAAATCACTTCACAAGTCTCATTGCATACCACAGATACACTTCCACCCTTGTAATCACCAAAATAGGTGGATTTATTGTTTCTGTTGAATTCGATCCAATTCATACAGTAGTCAATAGTTTCTTTAAAGCCCTTACTATTAGAATCGTTATCATCATTAAATACCACATCGTAAGTTTTCATAATGCTTATTTTTTTTAATTGTTATTACTTTGTTTCTATGATGCAAATATACAATATGTTTTCGTAATAGCAAACTTTTAGACGATAAAGTTTACATAATAGCAAACTTTTAACATTTTAGCGGTAAATCCAATACGTCAAAGATCGTTCGATTACCTATACATCGAGAGGTTCACTTATTGTTAGATGTTAATTAAATACTCTGTCCATTGTTCGGCCATTGCAGTAGCAATGCCATCGTAGGTTCTACTTCTTATGTGAGCAGTTAAAGGATCATTAAAGGCAAGC